CGTTCATCATACATTTCTTCAATGATCTTAGGCATGAATCCTTGCTTCTCATTGGAGAACATTTGGCCTGAGCCACATACACCAGCGTTTTCATTGATCTCTGGTTTATATCCTTCAAGGATAGAATCAGGACTTACACGAGTATCAGCTCTACCTTTCATAATTGTTTCAGGGCTCATGTTCCACTGAACAATAATGTTAGGATAAAGTGAGTTAACGTCAAAGGATGCAACCCAATCATGCACACCGCAATGAGGTTCTTTAACGTAACCACCAGCGTAATCAGTCTTAAATGATTCTTTGTTAGGTGGCACAATAATGTTTTGCTTCAACAAGTAACGATAGATGAGAGTATCCCAAATACCAGTTGTACCAAATGTATCGTTGAAGTTTACACCGGCTTTATACGCAATCGTAAAGCATAGAGACATCAAACCAGTTTTATCATCGATGCGATCTACAAGATCTACGTCTCGGATGTTGTAGTCAATAAACTTCTGATGATCTGTAGTGTACAGAGTGTGTAGATTACCATCATACTCTAACTTACGTTCGCCAAGAACAACATAGGCGATGTGATCAAGACGATAAGATTCTTGTGCACCATATGAGTATCCAAACTTTTTGAATAGATCTAGGTAATCGATTTGAGAAACACCGGTGATGTCATACATCTGAACTTGCTTCTTCATCATCGTAACTTGCTTTTCCTCGACTTTACCCCAAGGTGAAAGCAGAAGGTGCTTATCGTCTTCAAAGATACGACGGCAACGATTGATGATGTATGGAATATCGAATGTACGCATATTCCAACCGGTGATAACATCCGGCATATGAGTAGGTGTATTCCAATGAGCTAAGAATCTACGTAGCAACTCATTTTCGGTAGCACACTTTGTGTAAACTACTCGATTGTTTTGCATAATAGATTTACTTACATCATAGTCGCCAAGACCCCAGACATAGAACGTGTTGTCTACGTTGGATTTAAGTGCGATTGAGATGATTGGAAACTTGGCTTCTTCTGGCTCAGGGAAACCCTCGTCTGATTGTACCTCAATATCGATATTAGTAACGTTGATTAACGTAGAGTCGAATTGAATTTCATCAGGCCAGTGTTCACCAACATACTGTGCAATGTAGTTGGTGTTGCCATAGATGTCGAAATTAGAAACATCCTTATAGCGTTCCATAAACTCTTTGGCTTCACGCATAGTTTCCAGTTTAACTGGTTCTACGAATTTACCATCGAGTGATTTGAAAGCTGTAGGTTTTTCTACTGGGACGTATAGCGTAGGTGAGAACGGAACTTTAACCGACATGCGGCGTCCGTCCTTATAACCACGATATAGAATGTTGTTGCCGTAACGGCTAAGATTTGTATAGAATTCCATAACTAATATTATACCACACTTTTAACCCGTTGTACAGGTTATTTTGGCATAACATTAGCGATTTCAATTCCACTGCCGAACATGCGGCTATAGTTGTTGCGGAGATCTCCGCTTGGTTCAAACTCTAACATAACTTTATCTTTATGTAGAGTTACTTTATTAAACTCTGCGTATGGTACAAATGGCATTAACGCTACACCAAATGAGTTACCTTGTTGTGGTACTAAGTGAATAGCTGCTGGATCTTTAATAACCCACGCTGAGTCTTGCTCAGTAGCTTCACCCATAACGTCTTGTCCATTAATCAATTGGAAACACTTAATCATAATTCACCTTTTTCAATTACATATTCTATAAACATATTAGCTTCATACTCATTATTTAAGTACTGCATGTAATATGCAAACGTTTGTTCATTAAACATACAAACTAAGATAGTATCTCTGCAAAGACTGGCTTGTATAACCCAATCTTCTCTAAGTATAGGACCAAGAGATATAATCTTTTTACTCATTAAACTATTTAGGGAGACCTAAGCCTCCCTATAAGATTATGACTTTGGTTGAGCTGGTATTTTACCGTTTACCCATTCCCAATCGTCATCTGTCATTGGAACCCAATTTAGCATTTGCATTTCTCCTGCTCGTTCATAATGCGTTGAGCTGCTTCATAGTTACCAACACGTGTTAACGCTGTAGCTGCTTTAGCTCTTGTGAATGATTCGATAATGCATAGGAATTTACAGAATAAGTTTTTCATTCTGTACCTTCTGCTAAAAATTCCTTCTTAGATTTCTTAGTTGAGCCTTTAACTTCAATTTTCTTAACCGTTGTTGCTTCAACGATTTTGTCAAGGGCGATCTTCAACATACCATTAACCATCTCTGCTGATTCAACTTCAATCTTATCAGCTAAAGCGAATGTACGTGTAAACGCACGATTAGCGATACCTTTGAATAAGAAGTTGTCAGAGTCGTCGGCTGTTTTACCAGAAATAGTAAGTTTATTACCATCAATAGTAACTTCAACGTCTGAGTTAGAGAAACCGGCTAAAGCTAGTTCGATAACGTATTTGTTATCTTCTACTTTACGGATGTTGCATGGAGGATAGTTAGGAATTGTCTTGGCTAGATCTTGCGACATCTTTGCCATTTGATTGAATTGCTCATCAAATCCAACAAAGAACTTATCGAAGTCTTTACCAAAATTTACCATGTCGAAAGGTTTGTCAAAAAGTTGTTTTACTAATGTGTTCATGTTTGCTCCTATTAAGCGAGTAAATTTAAAGTGCTACCCCGAAGGCATAGCGTTAATTCTGGTTACGGGATCCAGAGACATCGTACGTCATGTCCGCTTTAAAACGCTTCGTACCATAGCGGTCCTAAGGTGAAGTCTTGCAAGTGTTTCTTTTTCTGGCACACTTTGCAAGCCAGTTCCCATCCCGAGTGGGGATTTAGAAATCTTTACGTGTATTACCAATGTTATACTTAGGACAGAGTTCCCATTCATGGCGTTCTTTATGAGAGATCACTTTGATCTGACGTAAAGGCGCTCTGTCTTTAGATTGGTCTATATTATTTATCGTCACAAGACCCCAGTCCGCTAGCAGCACTGCAATCGTGTTACGTCTTTGAATATCGTTCTCTGTAATAGTTGAAGGTTTACCATCCAACACAAACAGTTCTTTAAAATGCACAATGAAATATCTACCTTGCTTATGTAAAATGTGGCAAGATTGATATAGTTTCTTATCTTTACGAGAAGCAACGCCAATGCGTGTCAGTGTTTCTCTTACTTTTAAGAAGTCATCAGGCTCGTTTAGGGTAACTTCCAGCATACTTGCCGGAGTCCACTCGACGCTCTTTTCGTTATTTTCCACCTTTGAAAATCCTTTGTCTCAATTGTCCCATTTGATCGTCATTGAGTAAAGGTAGAACTTGTCGAGCTTTTTCGTTGCTATAGCCATAATACTCTTTGACGACTTCCAAATCATCGGAAGACAGGGGTTTAGCCCATTTGGCAAACCTTTTCTTCTTCCTAACTGTATTTATAAGAAAGTCGTTTTGAAGCTTTTTATCGAGATGAGCTCGTTGATTCATCTCGTTGGCTAACAAAACAGTATCAAAATGATACGACAATGTTCTATTAATCATAAATGGATTATAAGCTTTTTCAGAAGCTTCATCTACGATTAAGTTTTGTTTGCTATCACATATAGCATTTACATAATCAAATGGATTCATCACCAATGCCTAATAACGCCTGCAACAATAAAAATATTTGTAATAATATAACAAGCCACAATAAGAGTACGTACGATTGCGATTCGGTCTGCTTCATTATCAGTGGCTCCTGCTTTTTCACCAAGAGCTTTGGCCCATATTCTCCATAGGCGCTTCATTCTTCCACTCTTCCGCAGCTTCATCAGCTTGCTGTTTTGTTTTAAATATTCCAACTGTCGGTAGTAACTCATAGTTGCTATCAATAAAATCTACAAACCAAAATTCTTCGTGCTGATACACTCTAGATGTGTTCATTTCCACTCCGCAGTAGCCATGATCTCAGTCATACAAGCAACAACGTTTAATTCATGATCAGCGACGAATGCATTCTTATATTGGTAATCAGCAAGAGTTAAAATGACTTGCGGAATAGATTGCGGTTGTAAGTAATCATTCATGTTGTCATAGATCTTACGGAAGATTGCATGAGGCTCAGTGTCAATATTATTTACTACCCATTCACGCATACCCTTAAAGTTCTTGGCTTTAAGTGAAGCCATTAGATCTTTAATAGACTTATCGTTGAGCGTAACAAGGATGCCTTCATCAATACTACCAGTGATACTGTAGCGTTGAGCTTCATTTAAAACACGGCGCCAATCTGGAGCGTGCTTCATAATCAACTCTGCTAATACTGGCTCAGCGTAAGTGATGTTTTCTTTTGCAAGGATATCCTTAAGGCGAACTAAGAATTGACCGCATAGAGTTGCAAGTAATTTTTTATCGAACTTAAAATCGATCACACCACAACGTGAGTGAAGTGGCTCAATGATACGATTCTTAAAGTTGCAAGTAAGAATGAATCGACAATTGTTTGCAAACTCTTCAATGAATCCACGAAGAGCTGGCTGAGTCGATTGAGGATTTAGATAATCAGCCTCATCTAGAATCACACACTTATAACCACCAGAGAGTGAAACGGTAGAAGCGAATTGACGAATCTTTGTACGAAGTGTATCAATATTACCTTCTTCAGATCCGTTGATAACGATATAGTCGATACCGAGTTGCTCACATAGAGCTCGAGCAACTGTAGTCTTACCAAGACCAGCAGTACCAGTAAACATTAGGTTAGGTAATTCACCGCTGTCTACGATTTGTTGGAATGTATTCTTTAATTCTTTAGGAAGAATACATTCTTCAACAGTTTTAGGGCGATACTTTTCTACCCACAAAAATTGATCCATCACAAAACTCCATCATAAAAATATATTATATCACAA